CAAACTTCTGTGCCCCATTGTTGTAAAATAAAACGTGGGGTCAAGTGCGGTATGCCCAGTCGTTGAGCCCACCAAGGATCCACTTGCTCGCGCCATTCACGGGCTTGTTTAGTACGCCCTTCCAGCATCATTCTGTCCCAACCAAACACCTGTGCCACAGCATCTTTCAGTGTGTTGGCAAAACTTTCTCTGCGAAAATGATGCAGATTCACAAGATAGTCTGCAATGGTATCTTTACCTGATCCAATAAATCCGCAAACGCCAATGATCATGACAGTTCCTTGATATCTAAGTGTTTCAAGGTTGCTTGCAACATGTCAATTTGTCTGCGACAGTCTTCCAGCGCATGATGGCTGGTCGGCGGCCTAGGCAACCCTGGATACAAACTGTATATTGTTCGAGCATCACGAATCTTGTAATACTGCCAGGGCAAGGGTTTGTTGTAGCTTTTGTAGGCATGCTCCAAGATATTAGCATCGTATGTGGGACCGTTCATCCAGATGCGGTTGCACTTCCAGCATAACTTATGAAGTTCGTCTAGTGCTTGGTCTAGTGGTATACGCCCATCTTCTGCGAAGGCTTCGTCCTGTGCAGCACCTTGAAGAGCCCACCAGTTGATGGTGCCTTGTTCAATGGTACGAGTCTCTTGACTCTCTAGATCAACTCGAGCATAGTATTGTTGCTGGTAGTAGCCTGTGCCAAGAGGATCAAATGCCTGAGCTGCAATGGTTAAAATTGTTGCTTCAGGGCCTGTTGCCAAACCTTCAATGTCGATCATCAAGTCCATGCTTGATTATAGCACAATTTTAGATAAAAGTACAAGTAGTTTAGCCAATAACAAATGTAAGAGGCTGTGAGCCGTCCACATACATTTTGAGTTGTTCAATCAGGCCATCCATTTGTGTCTGTGCTTCGGATTTCATGGCAGTGCCATTTAGGCTGCCGCCGCCCTGCGGTCCAGCAATGGTGCCAAATTTCTCACGTGCTTCGCCAATGATCATTTTGCAGTTGGCCACCATGTAATCGCGGATCCACTGCGATATCTGATAATCATTCAGCAGATTGAATTCAGGTTTTAGATTGTAACTCCACAACAACACAGTTTCACCCGAGCCCTTGGGATCACGGATCAGTTGCAATTTTTTGGTAACTGGATTCCAGGTGTAGTTCATGTAGGCACCGAACATACGCCCAGCCAGTTCAATATACTGACTGTAGAAGTCGTAGGTGGCCAGGCCACCTGCCACGTTGAAGTTCATCAGGTACACGTTGATACTTGCCTGTGCAAACGGATCAAAGTTTGAGGCAAATGGTCCCGAACTGTCACCAAATGTTCTGCGGAATATTTGACGTACACTCACCACTTCCTGGGGCAGTTCGTATATATTGACATCTGCTACCAACTGCATGAAGCTGTAGCTTTCTTCATAGGCATTGTTGGCTCGTTGGCGGTATGTGCCAATGGTCTTTTGATAAGCCGCTTCGTAGTGTGAGGGGTCTAGTTCTAGGTCAATGATGTCACCGCCTAACTGAAGCTTGACATACTCTATCAAGTTTTGCTTCAGTGTGGGCAGTGATTGTTGTTGCTGTTCTGGCATGTGGGACTCCAAGTCCCTGTATTTACCAGGCCTTGAGTATGACCAAGTTCTCAGTTCCGCGTCCGTTGAACGGTGTTTCTGTTGTGGTAAGATCCTTGTAGATCTTACGTGCTGCCGGCTTGCCTGCGGCCTGCACAGCCTTTACAACATCTGCTGGCTTGCGCACAGTTTTTTGCATGGTCTCAACAGTGCTGAAACCAATGATGCTGTTGCTTTTGACAGTGAATGCCTGTGTGTGGCTGTCAGCCACAAGATGGATCAACTTGCGCTTTTTGGTGTCGTATAACCAGGCTTCGGCTTTGTCCACTAGACTTGCGGCTGGCAAGCCCTTGAGCTTGAGTTCGGCAAATTCCATTAGCACCTTGAACTTTGCCGCACGTTTTTCAGGGCTCACTGCCTTGACCTTGCGTGGTTTGCGTTCCACTTTTTTAATTTGCACATATGCGCCACAGTCATTTATGACCGCTTCGCAAAACTTCACAAGATTGCGCATTTGAATTTTGGTGAGATGACTGTAGCCCTCAACCAGTTGTGCATCTTTGCCTTCAATTACAGTTTCAAACTCTGCAAGTTTGTGTTTCCAGATGTCGGCAATGTTGGAGATCATTTGCGGAGCCACATTCATGCCACGGATAACTGTGATGGGCTTGTAGTCTGCTGACATTTTAGCACCGTTAACCAGGAACTCGTCAAACATGCCGTCCAGTTCGCCTGCACACTCTGATACCTTTTCACGCAGGCGATCTTGGATATTGGGTCGTGCAGGTTCGTCTTCTGCAACCGCTTCCACCACGGCTTGTTGTTTTAGAGCCAGCAATTCTGAAATCAATGTTTGTAATTTGATTTCTTCTTGTGCTGTCAAGTCCAGGCCCATCATCTGCATGCGGCACAACCAGCCTGTGGTGAGTCGCATTTGTGAGTCTGGTAGGGTGCGGATTTGTCGGGCCTCTTTTGTGCGATTGTGTGCATCCAAATATGCCGCCACCATGTCCTTGGCTTCTTTCTTGCCGTAGAAGTAATTATACCAGCCAAACGCATAACTCATTGTGCTAACACGATTATCCTCTGTGGGCTGAGTTTTCCATGCAGGCTCAAGCCCAACATACTTGGTGTCGGCGCTTTTGGGATTCATGGGTCGTAATGCTGTGCGGGGTGCATTCATGTGGGCTCCTGGTAAATTATAGTTAATTATAGCAGAAACAGAATTATTGGGCAAGCCCAAAGCCCTTTCGGGCTCAGGGTTTTAGAACACATGCCCTTTAAATTGCTCGTAATCATAAAATGCAACCAAAGTACTACCACGGAAAAATACTGTGAGCCCACCCAAGTCCTCACGCACATCTGCCCCAGTCGTCTCTGCAATAAAGTCCGTAGCACGAGTCTCAAGTGCTTCCATCAAGTCATCACCGGTGGCGTTGTAACTGGCAAGAGCCTCTGCTTCATAGTTAATACTATAGTTTGGCGCTACGCTGTTGATCATCTCATCATGCAAATCGGTAACTAAATCACTCATTGCTGGCTCCTTTGTTGTTAAGTCCATATTATAGCATTTTGGGCATTATTGGTCAACCGGACACAACCCATCAATTCTGCTATAAATACGCTATGCCAAGATTATCACTCTATAGACCCAATCGAACTCGCGATTACCAATTCCTGGACCGCACCATACGCGAAATGTACACTGTGGGTGGTCTTGACATTTATATTCATCGCTATCTGGGCCCACAGGCAGGTGGCAATGATTCGGCATTTAGTGGCAACTTTGATGCCACACAACCCACCTATGCAGATGTGGATGTGCTGAACATTCAAGACTTGCTGTTGTTGGAAAACCGTGATAGAATTTATGACCCCGACGTATATGTCATGCGAGGTGTGTACAACACACAGGACGTGGATTTTGATCTAACACAATTTGGCCTGTTCCTAAACAATGACACCATATTCATGACCTTTCACTACAACACCATGATTGACACATTTGGGCGCAAGCTCATGAACGGTGATGTAATAGAGATTCCCAACCTAACAGATTACCATCCTCTCAACAAAGAAATTTCGCGAGCACTGCCCAGATATTATGTAATCCAAGATGCTGACTTTGCGTCAGAAGGTTTCTCACAAACTTGGTTGCCTCACTTGTGGCGTGTGAAATGCACCCCAATGAAGGATCAACAGGAGTTCAACCAGATTACCAACAAACCGTTTGTGGCAGAAAACATCTGGGATCCAGGCAACTTCTACCCCACAGGTAGCATTGTTAACTACGGTGATACCTATTATCAAGCACAAAGCAATGTGCCTGCTGATACTGCCATTACCAATACCAACTTTTGGGCTCCGTACACACCGCCTACCATCAGTGATGTACAAGGCACACGTGAAAAAGATTACGAAATCAATGATGCTATCTTGGCACAAGCAGATGCAGAAGTGCCTCTGTCGGGCTACGACAACACCACGTTCTACATTGAGCCCACCACAACCACAGGTGGCCCTGCCAATCCTACCAGTTTGACTGCTGACGAAGGTCTCACAGTGGATGGCACCCAAGGTGGCATGAACGTTACCCCGTCTGGAGAAGGCTATGCTGCCGGCTATCTCACTGGCGGTGGCGCAGCACCCAATGGCTTGCCAGTTACTCCTGCTGTGAACTTCCCGCCAAACCCGGTGGCAGGTGCTTATGTGTTACGCTTGGACTACAAACCCAATCGCTTGTTCCGCTATGATGGCGCACGTTGGGTCAAGGTTGATGACAAGGTACGTACCAATCTCAACAACGACCCAACAAATAAAACATTGCGCAGCGGCTTCGTAAATAACACTGCTACTGTCAATACCAAAGACTTGGGCAATATTCCAAGTCGTCAAAGTTTGAGCGAAATTCTTCGTCCCCGAGCAGACAATGGTGATCAAGGTGGCTTCTTACCGCCAGGAACATAATGCAACAATTTTTTTATGACGAACAGATACGCAGATTCTTGTTGCAGTTCACAAGAATCTTTTCAGGTTTTCAAGTGGAATATGCCAACGAAAACGACGGAGTAAATGCTGCCGCATTGTTGAGGGTTCCTGTGCGCTATGGTGACGCTAGTCGTAATGCACAAACCATCATACAAGAAAACTCACGCAACAGTTTGCCGTCAACTCCGTTGATGACTTTTTACATAACTGGCTTGGACTATGAACAAAGTCGCATGCAAGATCCTTACTTTGTGAGCAAGATCAATGTGCGTCAACAAACTTACGATCCTGCCACAGAAACTTATGAATCTACACAGGGCAATGCATTCACCATTGCACGATTGATGCCTGTGCCATTCAAACTCACCATTAACTTGGACATATGGACGTCCAACACCAATCAAAAGTTGCAGTTGTTAGAACAAGTTCTCACACTGTTCAATCCCAGTTTGGAAATTCAAAGCACAGACAACTACATTGACTGGACCAGTTTGAGTGTGATGTACTTGGATCGTACATCGTGGACCAGTCGTACTATTCCCATTGGCACAGACAATCCTATTGATGTAGCTACCTTGACATTCAGCATGCCTATCTGGATATCACCGCCTGCCAAGGTGTTGAAACTGGGTGTGGTTGAACGTGTGATTGCTTCAATGTATGATTCTCAAGGCGACTTGAACAACGCCATTGACAATGAAGACCTGCTAATGGGCACTAGACAAGTTATCACACCATTCAACTGGGCTGTTGTGTTGATTGGCAACAAACTACAGTGCTTGCAACAACAATATCTAGCACAAGAACCCAGTAATGACAGCATCGCAGCCACAGAAAT